CTGCTATAAATACTATTGCTAGTGGTTATGGTTTAAAAACAGAAGGTGATATATTGGCACAAACAGGTAATCGTGACCCATTAAGTATTACTTTTGGTGACCAAGAAAGCGAACAAACATTTAACGATAGATTAAATTATAGCCCTGAAACAGGCGATATTATAAACAGTAATGATGATATTGCTAGATTTTATTATACAGGGCAAGTAGGTAATGATGGTTCTGCTCTTGCAGATAATATTATAAGAGGCACAAATTTTCTATCATTAAAGGCAGTAGCTAATGATGAAGATACTATTAACATGAAAGATTTTAGACTGCCTGCGTTTTCAGAAGATAAAGTAAAAAACCAATATTTAGATATGGGTCTTGATGAAACTGCTGCTAATGCTTTAACAAGTGCATCTCGTAGTGGAAGTGCTGCAACATCAGAGTTGTTAGGTGGTTTATTAGTTGCAAATACAACAAATGAAAATTTATTCTTAACAGATAAAGAAGTCACATCATTGTTAGAAAAAGGTTACACAGAAGAACAAATTGATGAAATATTATATGGATAATTAAAAAGGAGAAAAAAATGGATAACATGGAAAAAATTGAAAAAGAAATTGCTCGTGGAAAACAAGCACAAGCATTACTTGATAACGAAATTCTAAAAGAGGCTTTTGATTATTTAGAACAAGAGTACCATAAGGCATGGGAAAATAGTTCTATAGACCAACAAAAACCTCGTGAAACAGTTTTTATGATGTTGAAAACTCTTAAAACAGTCAAACAACACATAGAAAATGTCGTTGCAACCGGTAAGATTGCAAATGACCAATTAACACAAATAAACTAAGACCAAGCAATTTTGCAGTCTAAAGGAGTAAAAACATGACAGACGATAACCCTACAGGGAACGAACCTATCAACATGGCAGAAGCCACAAGCCTACTACTTGACAGGCAGGAAACAGAAGATAATCCACAACCTAATCAAGAGGCACAACCACAAGCAGAAGTTGAAGAAACAGAAGCAACTACAGATATAGACGAACCAACAAGTGAAGAACCTAATGAAGTTGAAGAACAAGATGAGGCACTTGAAGCTGTTGAGGAAGATGTATCGGAAGAATTAGAAGAAGCTACAACCGAAGATGAAGTTAACGAGTACGAGGAACAAGAATATGTCACTGTTAAAATTAATGGTGAAGAACAAGATGTTACCCTTGACGAATTAGCTGCAGGTTATAGCAGACAATCTGATTATACTAGAAAGACAACTGAACTTGCTAATCAAAAAAAACAATTTGAACAGCAACAATCAGAACTTTTGAAGGAGAGAGAAAATCTCCGATTAGGTTTAGAGCAGTTAAACCAACAATTATCTAGTGACATACAAAACGAGCCAACAGAAGAACAATGGACAAGACTTTACGAAGATGACCCATTGGAATATGTGAAGCAAAAAGATGCGTGGAGAGATAAAAGAGAACACTTAGCAAGAGTTCAACAAGCAAATCAAGAATTGCAATACAAACAGCAACTTGAAAGTCAACAACAAATGCAAAAGGTTTTAGCCCAATCACAACAATATTTGAATGAGGTTATACCTGAGTGGAAAGACCAAAAGTTTGCTGAAAGTGACAAAAGGAAAATTGTTAAATATGCAACAAGTTTACCTGAAAAAGAAAGGTTTAGTGAGGCTGAGTTAAGTCAAGCAACAGACCATAGAGCAATTCTAATGCTTAGAAAAGCAATGATGTTTGATGAATTACAAACTAAAAAACCTCTTGTAAAAAAGAAACTACGCAAAGCACCAAAGATGACAAAGAGTGGTAAAAAATTAACAACTGCAAATGACCTAAAAAAAGGAAAGGTTGATAAAGCCTTTAATAAGTTGAGGTCAACAGGTAGCATGGATTCGGCTGTTGATTATCTTTTACAAAAATCCACATAACCTAAAAGGAAAAGACTATGGCAACATATAAAACCGCAAACGCTATCGGTGAAAGAGAAGATTTGTCAGATGTTATTACTCGTATAGACCCTGCAGAAACACCAATATTTTCTAATGGTAAAAAAGTAACTACATCAGGCGTATTTCACGAATGGCAAGTTCAAGAACTAACAGCAGCAGCTGATGACAACTATGTGGCTGAAGGTGCTGACTATTCTTATGTCAACCCAACAGCAACAACTAGACTTGGTAATTATCACCAAATTAGTGTTCAAGCTGCATCAGTATCAGGCACTTTAGATAGTGTTGATAAAGCTGGTAGAGATAAAGAAACAGCTTATGTAAAAGTTCTAAAAGGACTAGAACAACGCAGAGATATTGAAAAAGCATTATGTAAAAATGAGGCTCGTTCAGCATCAGACCCAAGAAAAGCAGGTAAAATTAGTTCATATATCACTAATGTAAACCTTGTATCACCATCTACAACACCATCAGGTGATGGTAGTGATGTTTCTGACAAAGCTGGTACTAACGCTGCACTTACTTTAGCTAAAATAGATGCTGCAATGAAATTAGCGTATGATGATGGTGGACAACCTGATATGCTAGTTGTTTCACCTGCTAACAAAGTTGCATTTAGTGACTTATCAGGTGGTTCAGTTGCAACTGCACAATTACAATATTCAGCACCAAAAGAAATTGCTATTATTGGAAGTGTGTCAATGTATCTAACAGACTTTGGTGAGTTATCTGTCACAATAGACAGACAAATGCTAAATGATACAATATTCTTATTAGATAGTGACCATTATTCAGTTGGTTCATTACCTAATAGATTATTCTCTGTATCAGATGTTGCACCAACAGGTGACAGCACTAAGTTTGCTATTGTTTCAGAATGGACATTTGTTCCTACTGCACCAAAAGCACACGCAATGGTTACAGATTTAAGTACATCTTAATCTAACTAAAGGGGGCTGTCTTTGAGGGCAGCCCTCAAAAAACAAGAGAAAGTAATGACAAAAAAAATTATTGGATATGACCCATACCAAAAGAAAACAACATATTTTCATGGAGGTAATGATGGTCAACATCATGTTTCAGTAGAACAAGAAACAAAAGATATTATTAAAAAAGCAAAAGATTTAGATATTGATTACAAACCTTATAACTTGGTTGGTACTCAAAAACACATGAGGCAAATAGCAGAAATACCTGCAAACCTATATTTTGAATTAACACAAAAACTTGGAGAGCCAAAACATAATAAAAAAGCATGGGCTAGATGGCTAAATGACCCTGACAACAAATTTTTTAGAACCGGTGGTGGTAATATATAATGGCAATTACAACTTATTCAGAACTTAAAACAGCTATTGCTGATTTTTTAGCTAGAGATGATTTAACATCACAAATTGATACATTTATTGATTTAGCTGAAAGTCGCATATCTCGTGAACTAGAAACAAGGTCACAAGAAAATAGAACAACATTAACAGCAACACCTGATAATGCTTATATTTCTTTACCAACTGATTTACGAACTATAAGAAATGTTAAGGTAATGAATAATCCAAGAGTAACACTAAGATACCTAACACCATTACAAATAAAAGTTGAATACTCAACAACCGGTACAGGATTACCAAGAGTTTATAGTGTTATTGGTGATAATTTATTTTTAGCACCTATACCTGATAGTGCCTATAATATAGAACTTACATATAGAGCAAGTATATCATCATTAAGTGATAGCAATACATCTAATACAGTATTAACAAGATACCCTGACCTATACTTGTATGCTAGTTTATTTCATGCTTACACATACTTACTTGATGAACAAAGAGCAGCACAATATGAACAATTAATACAATTAACACTACAACAAATTAGAGTTGATGAAGAAAAAGGTTCTTATGGTGCAAGTTTAGAAATGCGTAGTGTTTATGGTGAAATGACATGATGAATATGGCATTTGGTGAATGGTTACCTGACCAGCCTGACAATGTTAGTGGTGTTACAGTAGCAAAAAATGTAATACCGGCAGCAAAAGGTTATAGAGGTTTGCAAGATTTATCACAATATAGTAATGCCGCAGATGGGAGAATAAGAGGATTATTTGCTGCAAAAGATGATAGTGGTGACCCTAAGATATTTGCTGGTGATGGAAGTAAATTATATGAATTTACTAAATCAAATTCTAATTTAACAAACATATCTAAAGCCGGTAATTATACAACACTTGATGACACAGATGTTTGGAAGTTTATAGATTTTAGTGGTTTTGTTATTGGTGCGTCAGGACATAACAATATATTACAAGTATATGATAATGGTACAAGTTCTGCTTTTGCTGACATATCTGGTAGCCCTGCTGCAAAACATATAGCTGTGGTTCGTGATTTTGTATTTACAGGCAATGTAAAATATGGTGGCACAGCATATACAAATAGATTGTATTGGTCGTCATTAGCCTCTCATACAGGTTGGACTGCAGGAACAGACCAATCTGATATACAAGATATATTTGATATGGGTGATGTAACCGGTATTGTTGGTGGTGAATACGCAACAATATTGTGTGAAAAAGGTATTGTTATAGGTACTTATAGTGGTACACCACTTATATTCCAATTTGACAAAGTACAAACAGGATTTGGTTGTAATTATCCTAATTCAGTTGCTAATGTTGGCTCAACTGTATTTTATCTATCAGATGATGGTTTTTATAAATTTGATGGTAGAACATCAACACCTATAGGTGCAGAAAAAGTTAATAGATTTTTCTTTGATGATTTTACAATTAGAAACAAAGGAAGAATGTCAACAGCAGTTGACCCTACAGAACAAATAGTTGTGTGGTCATATACATCAGGTAGTTCTAATGATGATAACCCTGATAGATTGTTAATATATAATTATGCTTTAGATAGATGGTCGTATGCAGAACTAGACTGTGAACTTATATCTTCTTTTATGACAATAAATTACACACTTGAAGAACTTGATAGTATAAGCAATTCTATTGATGGATTACCTGCCTCACTTGATAGTGCTATTTATATAGGTGGTCAATTTATCTTTGGTGGTGCTAAAGACAAAAAGATACACACCTTTAGTGGTATTAATAAACAGGCTTTAATAGAAACAGCTGATTTAGATACAGGAAATGGTAGAACAAGTATTATTACAAATGTTATTCCTTATGTCGAAATTGCACAAGGAACAACACCTGATATATCAGCACAAGTATCTACAAGAAATAGACAAGTTGATAGTGATAGTTTTGGTTCAACATCATCATTAAATTCAAATGGATATTGCAATATAAGGTCAAATCAAGGTAGGTATCATAAAGTAAGATTAAATGTATCAGGCACTTGGAAATACATACAAGGTGTTGAATTAGAGGCAAAGACAACAGGTAAAAGATAAATGGCAGACAATCAATATAGAAAGTTACCTCAAGGTGGTGGTGACCCTAGATTAGTTGCTGAAATAGTAAACAGAACAATAGATGGTGGTTTAAATTCAACCGGTAGTGTTACCTTGCAAACTTCCTCTACTACTACAACTGTTAGTGATGTTCGTGCAAGTGAAAACAGCGTTGTTTTGTTTATGCCAAAATCGAGTAACGCTGCAAGTGAATTAACAAGTTTGTTTGTATCAGCAAGAACAAATGGTTCTTTTACAATTACACATAATAGTAGTGGAACATCAAGACAATATGAATACATCATCATTGGATAAAGAAGCGTGGTTGAAATCACGAAAGTATATATTAGAAGCATTGGATAGAGGTATTGATACGCATAGTGAAAAAGATATTTTTTATGCTATTTCAAGAAATGAAGCCCAATTATGGACAGGGCAAAAATCAGCGTGTGTAACTGAAATAGTCACATACCCAAGATATAAAATGTTAAGATTTTGGTTGGGTGGTGGTGACTTAGAAGAACTAAAAGAAATGGAAAAGCCAATTTGTGAGTGGGCTAAATCTATTGGTTGTAAAAAATCAATGATTATGGGTCGCAAAGGTTGGTCAAGAGTAAAAGATAAAGACAGAGCCTATGAAGAAGTAGGCACAATTTCAATAAGGAGTTTATAATGAGTATAGGTGGCGATAAAACAGGAACATCAGTTCAAACTACAAATCCTCCTGCGTATGCAGCACCATTTTTAGCTTATGGGTCTAATGAAGCCCAAAGACTATATAATGAGGGTGGTGGTTTTAATTATTTTCCTGAAAATACTGTTGCAGGTTTTAGCCCTGAACAACAAATGGCTATGACATTGCAAACAAATAGAGCATTATCAGGTTCACCATTACAAAGAGAAGGACAAGATTTAGCATTAAATACATTACGAGGTAATTTTTTAAATGCAAACACAAACCCTTACTTTCAAAGAGCCGTTGTTGACCCTGTAACAGATAGGGTACAAGGCACTTTTTCACAAGCAGGTAGGTTGGGGTCAGCTTACAATCAAAACGCCCTTACAAATGCTCTAAGTGATGTTTATTATAGAAATTTTGAAACAGAAAGGGCTAGACAAAATGCTATGATACCTCAAGCATTTAATATGGCTCAACAAGATTATACTGATTATTCAAATTTAGCTAAAGTTGGTCAATTAAGACAACAACAAGCACAAAGAGATATTTTAGCTAATATGGATAGATTTAATTTCCTACAATCAGCACCAGCACAAAACTTAAATCAATTCTTAGGTCAAGTTGGAACTGCAGCAGGAAACTATGGTTCAACAAGTTCACCTTATCAATACAATCCATTTAATCAAACATTAGGTGCTATTTCTAATATTGTTGGTATTGGAACAGGTATTAAAGGATTATTTAATTAATAATTTGTATAGGATAATAAAATGACAAGACAAGAAATATTAAATTCAAATTTACCACCAGAAGAAAAGCAAAGAAGATTAAATATGCTTGACCAAATATCAGCAAGTACAAGTGGTGCGTCATTAAGTGGTCTTTTACAAAGTTCAATGCAAAATATGGGAAATAATCCTCTTGGCATTACACCAGTACCTGTTTCGGCACAAACACCAACTCCACCTATTAATGTAAACACTTTGCCATTAAGAAATCTATCTGCATTACCTAATGTAGATTTGAGAACAGCACCTAGACAAGCTATGCAACCACCAACTATTGCTCAACAAATACAACCTCCAAAAACAGCTAAAAGAGGTATATTTGATAGGATTGAAAAAGCCTATCAAGATGCAGCACCAATGTTAGCAATGGCACAAGAATTTAATAGAATGGGTGCAGCTAGACCAATGGGTTCA